CTCTCAAAGATTGCACGACAAAAATCGAAGGGGGAGGGTCCTTTAGAAGGGTCTCTCTCCCACCAGGGTTGTGTTAAACCGAATGAACTGAACAACACAAACCCAGCGGAGGAAACCGTTCCATCCGCACCTGATGCTTGGATGCACACCAGATGTCAGGAAGACGCCTCTACAAAAGTATTGGTGCACAAGAAGGCCGGGTCTTTAGACCGGTTGCCGTCTTATCCTCAACAATTTAATCCAATGGTAGTCGCTCTTAGGAGACGCTATCAACCATTTATTGGAGAAGACGAGTGTGCGAAATGTATCGACTGCATAAAAGCAGTGATGGAAATATACCATCTACATGGAGTACGATGCAGGAAGTCCGGACAGCAGAATAACTGGATCCGGTCGGCTCAAAAAGCCATTGAACGTATAATGCAATACGTAAAGGAACAAGGCACAGGATCATGGATCCCTTATATGAAATATAAAATAAGTGCAAAGTTCGCCTATGACCATAACCAACCGATACCGGAAGCGCCGAAAGGGCTCGATGTCGTTGGGGACCTGGACTCTATGAAATTAAGTAGAGACCATCCTGGAAAAGTCATGGGAGGTATTTATGACAGAAGGGTTAAAACCCGTCTCTCAACGTTAGAGAGAAAGAGTCTGTCATACTCATTGTTGATGAGTAAGAAGGGGATGCCCCGAGCTGGTGAGGAGTTGATAACAGCTGCTGAGATCAAAATGGTTAAGGCACTGACTACCGAACCAGGACCCCTTCCGAATATGGAAGAGATACCTTGTAAACAAGGTTCTTTCTTTCTTGATCGAGTGACCATGGAAATGGAGATAGATCGGACAGTGGAGGAAATTTTCCGTAAGGAGGTTTTCGAAATTTCCGATTTGTCTCGACCCTTTTTCCCGTCAACGTCTAGTAATTACATGCGAACCCGTTCCAAAGGGGGAGCTGTAGGCCTCTTATATGATCAACTCCTGAATACGGAGATGAGAGGTTTTCTTCTTGACTTCACATATGGAGTCATGGAGGTAGGACATGAACAGTCCCGTGTTTATGGACCGCTAGGACGTGAGCTACAAGAAGCTTTCGATCAAGTCTTCGACGAAGATGGCGATTGGACCACGACTCTTGGAGTCTATGTGGACGTTTCAAAATTCGAAGCCAGGTGGAGGTCTCTATATTGGAGAATCTTCAAAAGGGCAGTGACAGAGGAACCTCTTGTCGAGCCCGTTGGTTTAGCTGAGGCCTTAAAGATACGTGTGATCTCTAAGGGTCCCCCTATGCTTTACACGGCATTAAAACCTCTCCAGCAATTTTTGTGGAGTGTTCTGAAGAAGAACAGAGTTTTCGAACTCATAGGTATGCCTGTTAGCGGGGAAATCATCAATAGTTGCTTAGGCGAACTTAATGATTCTCGCGATACCATCATTTCAGGTGATTATAAGGCGTCTACGGACAACCTTCATTCCTGGGTGTCTGAAAGGATCGTAATGAAAATTTCGGATGTTCTCAGGAGGAATGGCTTCTTTCCTGAAATTTTGGAGAGTCTCTTTATGAGATCTCTAACCCAACACATCTTTATAGATTGTGAGGGTAATAAGCTACCACAACGTGAGGGCCAGTTAATGGGTTCTGTTACGTCTTTCCCGGTACTCTGCATTGCAAATGCAGCGTTTTGCC